CGAAGCTTCAACTGCTCACCCTTGTTTACAGACTCTTGAATATTCCGTAGTTTTTGCTCAGAGTTGGAATTAGTAACATTCTGTGTAGCCACCTGAGGCGTCTGAACAGGTAGAATGCAGGAATGGAATATAGTATAGGGCATCTTAATGTCCACGACATCTGGATTCTTCCTAAACTCTTCGATTGTCAAGTTTCCTCCAAAAACTTGGAGAGCTTCGCGCTTCGGTGCCATGGGACAAGAATGAGAAATCTGCCCATAAATGTCTCGGCGCATCTGTGTAATAAATTGTTGACGTTCACCCCATCGAGGGCCTCCGTTATCTAGATTATAAGTCTTCATACACGCCCAGGAACAGAAAAAGCCCATGGTATGATATGTTCTTCGTCTGTCGTCATATTTGTATGGGAAATGAAGTGGCTCGCCTTCGATCGGATGACAACACCACCAACACCACATTTATCAGTCAGTCACACTTTACTTTAATAGCATAACTAAAAATAATAGTACAAATGCAAAACCACCCACAATCATGAAAAACTTGGTTTGTGGAATTCCCATGATTTTCTTTTCAACAAGTTGAGCTGATATTGCTTCAAGAGCTTTGGACTGCTCATATTGTTGAGCCGCAATCAATTTATTTCCTTCTGCAGCCTCTGTGGCTTGTACTTCGCTTGTTAATTGTGCTGCAGTTGGTTTCTCGCTGCTTATTGCAGATGCGTCACCTGTTACTGCAGCTGAATTTGGCTGAGCTATAGCCTGTTGGGATTGCTGAAAAATCTGTTCTTGTTTCTCGGGAGGCAACTGTTTTACTTGTTCCAGAACCTGTTGTTGGACCTCCTCTGCTTTTTCCTTTTCGACTGAAACCTTCTTCTCGTCTTTAGCAACGACTGCAGCTGCAGCAGCTTGCTGTTGCTCGGCAACCTTTAACTTATGTTCGGCGACCCGTTTAGCTTCTGGCGTTGTAGCGGCTGCAGCTACCCTCTTGGCCTCCTCCACTTTCTTGTCAGCCTCCTTTTTCTTTTGAATATCCTTGTTTGTCTTTTGCTGAGCCTGCTGCAAACCCTGACTCATAGCAACTCCAGCGACGAAACCAACGCCCGGAATCTTACCAACACCGACGGCCGCTATTCCTCCAAGATTTGCTGCAATACATTTGGAATCATTGGGTTTACACTTGGAAAGGGCCTTTCCGGACGTAACAACCTGTTTGGCACCCGAGACTGTATAAACTCCACTGGCCAGTTGCTTTCCGAAATCCTTCGCACTGTGAATCTTTCTGGGATCAAAACCTGTAAACTTTGCAACACCACCGGCTACTGCATTTTTAAACTGCTTGGGAGAAATCTTTTTGATTTTGACGCCACCCATCCTATTCTAAACCCAGAATTTTTCGTTTCTCCTGATACTCTTGATTTTCACCCCGCCCAGGAATTGAAGTGAGACCGTTTTTGATGGCGTGTATCTCGGTGGCTGTAAGGGTGATAGAGCCGAGCCTAAAGTCCTCGAAGGCCTCGATGGTCGCTGGAGCCTTTTCCTTGACGATTCGAAGAATCTCACGGGCATACTCCTGAATCTCAAACTGAGCGTGATTATCAATTCTTAGCCTGAGAAAGTGCAGGAGGTTGTGCAGATCAATCTTCCAGTAAAACTCCGTAAACGTGCTCTGGGGAAGATGAGTCCGGGCGAGCTCACGTGCACAACCCGACTCAATCAGGTCGCTGTACAATACAAATGCATTCTCGCACTGCTCCTTTATGGACTCTTGGCGCTCTACATCTATATATTCTTCACCAGAACCCTGTTGATTCGTTGCACTTGCGGGTCTGAGAGCCAGGGGTACGAAAAACTCATTCGGCACCAGAGAGTACCGAGCCGAAAGCTCATTCACAGAAGCGGTCCGGTGACGAAGCCACTGGCGGGCAATAAAAATAGGGCACCTGACGTGAAACTTAAACTCAACCATCTCAAACGGAGTAGTGTGCCAGTGACGTAGGAGGTAACGAATAAGGGCCCGGTCGTCACTCACACTCTTCGTGCCCGGGCCGTATGATACACGCGCAGCCTGAACAATGGCGTTATCGCACCCCTCGCGAGGCATGCAATCCACAAGTCGAACAAATCCGCCATTCATTTGTTAAGAAAAGCCTAAAATCTTTATGGCCTCGTAGGACATCACCTCATACGGGTGTCTAAATTGCTGAACGTCCGAAATGTTCACCGGATTTTCTGAAGTGTAAATACCGTCGTAGACGCGCCCGTCCTTCATGTACGTGTTATTGTCCTGGTCAGGATTCGCCCTGCGCAGGGGGTGTGATCGGACCCGAATAAAGCCCCGGGTAATCAAAAACATCTTGGCCGCATCAGGGTACATACGTTGGTACACGTGAATCTTTTCGTGAATACAGTCCCGGACCTTCAATTGGCCATTCATTGTGAATATGATGTTTTGCCGTGTGTGAGGAAGCCCGGACTCATACTCACCTGAACACTTTGCAAACACCCAAGGTATCTTGCAGATGAGAGCCGGATTGAGGCCGGGTACGGTTCTGAGACTGTACAAAAACTTGTTGGCAATTTGGACGTTTTGAAAGAGAATCAACTTTTCCTCCTCTGTAAAATCCTCGGCCGCCTGACAAGCCTGGGTCAGGTATGCCTGCTTTGAACGGACAGCCCGGGCACACAGATCAGCCCTCGTCATGCTAGAAATGAAACGATCTTCATCACGGACTATGAATTCGTGCGTCTGTTTTGCACTTAAAAAAGTGACATTCATTACTAGTATAAATGAAGATCATTTTCTGTCTGCCCGGTCGTGAGTACTCCCGTGAGTTTCTGCTTAGCTGGTCTGATTTGCTTGTCCAGACTATTAAAAAGGGGCACGAGGTGCTGATTTCTCAGCAGCACTCGAGTGTAGTACACTTTGCCCGAGCCAAGTGTCTCGGAGGTGACGTTCTGAAGGGGGCCACACAAAAGCCCTTCCAGGGACAAGTCGAGTATGATTACATTATGTGGATCGACTCTGACATTGTCTTCAACCCTGATGACTTTTTCAAGTTGCTCGAGTCTCCTCACGATGTGACTGCTGGATCGTACATGATGGCTGATATGAGGAACTTGTGTGTCGTCAAGAATTGGGACACTGAGTATTTCAAGACTAACGGAACCTTTGAGTTTATTAGCCCCGAGATGCTCAAGGGTGTCAAGGAGCTGACAGACGAGCGGTACCTCAAGGTGTCTTACTGCGGTATGGGCTGGATGCTGATCAAGAATGGTGTCATTGAAAAGCTCGACTATCCCTGGTTCAAGTCTGACGTTGAGACCTTCCTCGGAAAGGAAGGCCAGACAATTGTCGATCTGTGCTCAGAGGATGTATCCTTCTGTCGCGCGCTTGAAAAGGCTGGCGTCCAGATTATGCTCGACACGACCCTTCGTGTCGGACACTTGAAGCCGATCATTATCTAAGTATAAAATATGGCAGGCGGTATCCTTCCGGGACACCCTTTCAAGTTTAATATGAAATGTATTATATTTACAGCTCTTCTTGCAGGGGGCTATTGGTATCTACCCCACAGAAAGATCTGGATTCTACTGTTTTTACTTTGGTTCCCTTACTTGGCTATGGCCTGGTACGATTACATGTATGTGTGCCAGGATAAGCTGGAGCCCACGGCCGTTCCCTTTGGAAGATACATCTGGCTTCCATTCAAGCCCCAGGGATACAAGGATATTTTTAACAAGCTCCCGAAGGAAAAGATTAAGATTATGGACCGAGTCGATCATGTAGCCGGTTGGACAATTTTGGTAGGTGTTTTGACATATTTTATAGTCCGAAATCGGCGGTGAGCTCTTCAATGCTACGATAATACCTCGCGAGGTCCTTTTTGAACCGCGCATCCTGTTTGGCTCCGGTCTTTACGAGCCATGCAAGATTCGCCTTTGAGTATCGAGTAGCCTTTTGATTCTCGGTCGGCCTGCGAGGGGAATTCTTTTTGGCCTTGTCATCCTTGACCGGAACTGGGTTATAACTGAGGGCCTGCATAACAGTGTCAGCAAGGTCGTCTTTCTTTTTGTGCGTCTCGAACATTGGAATCCAGTCACGATTCACTGAATCTGTGGCTGTGATGAAATCACGGCACCGATCGACCGAGGCTTTCTTGCGCTCAAGGTACTTTGCCTTTCCGGGCCCGGAAACATCGGGAATCTTGAAACGGGCATCATAAATAATTACATTCTTGTCCTTGATGATGTAGTAGGCGTGAAGAAAGTGCTCGACAGACTTGATCCCCTTGTTTTTGTCGGGCTGTTTCTCAATAAGTACAGTATTTGCTTGTAGAGTCCATGGACGCTCATCAAGGTGTTTCTTCATGCACACGAAGATACCATCCGCATGCATAGGTGGAATTCCTGCCACTTCCCAATTATGAATGCGCTTAGTTATCGGATCAATCATACACATGGCAAGATTCTTGATTCCGACATCGATACTCAGAATCATTTAGTATTTTATGAGATGTTTCTTTAAGCAGCCTTTTGAATCTTGGCCGCAATAAAAGTCTTGAAGATGAAAAACAAAAGTCCGGCGATAAGGAGGAAGATCAAAGCACGCTTGATCATACGCCACACAAAACCGACACCCTTGCCGACCGCCTTGATTGTTTTTGTTCCCGTTGTTCGCACAGCAGCGGTTGTGCCTGCACCAAGGTGACGCAGACGAGCCTGGATACTTGTCTTGACCCTGAAACTTCCAGTCGTTCCGGACTCACTTACTGGCTGTGCGGGCTTGATCCAGACATCGTTACGAGTCCGGGCACGCTTGACTGGGTACTTACCATCGAATGGCGTACCGGAGACCGTCACGAAATCAGACGTGTCAAGTGCTGCGGCTGGGGTGTAGTGGATACCAACCATAGACGCATCCTCCTTGAGTGGACCCCACCGGTCTGAGTTGTATGTGGTGCCTTCAATTTTCTTTTTCATAGCAATAGCGGCTGCACCACCTACACCGCCTGTGGCTGCTATGACAAGGCCTGCACCACCGACCTTTCCAACCTTTTTCACTACTTTTTTGATGCCCATATTATAATCTACTGATAAAAAAATTGGTACCTTGTAAGGTAAGTATGAATCTGGCAAAAATAGTCAAGCCTTATTACGATCGCGGTGGTCGTAAATATATGATGCTCGAAATAGACGAGGTCATATACGATGTCAAGGTGCCTTTTAGATACAACCGGGTCATGTGCCATATTGAGGGTATTCGGCCCATTCAGGATTATAATATGGGTGAATTCATCCTCGTGACACTCGATAGAAGGATATGGAATGGAGAGCATCATTACGTGCTCTTGTCAATTCGTTCACCGGTTTAAAAGACACACAAGCTATTAGGGTATGATTACTAGAACAGGCTACTTGTTGAAAAAGAGCGAGGCTCCACCAGACCTAAAGTCTGAACTTACAGTTCGCCCAATCGAGAATGCGGTCGGTATCCGTCCACAATCATTCAAAGTATTTCGTGAAACGGATGACTACATCTGCATGCCGAAATATTTTGGACTTGAAAAATTCGGACCGGCCCGCAAGGACTCACGACCTGAGCCGGCCAAAGCGACCATACCATTCACAGGTCAGCTGAAAAACTCGACACGACAGATTGAAGCATTTCAAGAGGGCACGAATGCTTTGTCGACTATTGGTGGCGGAGTTTTGTCGCTCGCACCCGGGTTCGGTAAGACTATATGTGCGCTTGCTATTGCTTCACACTTTGGAGTCCGAACAATGATTATTGTTCACAAGGAGTTTCTGGCTGAGCAGTGGGAAAACCGTATCCGGACCTTTTGCCCGGGCACAACAATAGGCAGGGTCCAACAAGACCGGTGCGAAACCGACAAGGATTTTGTCATTGCCATGATCCAGACAATGTCTCTCAGAGAGCACAGCAAGTCGGACTTTGATTCTATTGGGCTCCTTATAGTCGACGAGGCTCACCACATAGGCGCAAGGGCCTTTTCACAATCTATGTTTAAGTTGTGCCCAAGGTATACTCTCGGACTCACGGCGACACCCGAACGGAAAGATGGCCTCACACGAATTCTCTACTGGTTTATGGGACCCAACTTTTTGACCGTGGAACGCGAAAACCAAAAAAACGTAACAGTCATTCCGCTCCACTTTCACTGCCAAGAGTTTCGTAAGGCGGCTCCATGCAATCGGATGGGCTCTTTGTCTATTGTTGAAATAATAAACACACTCGTAGAGATTCCGGAGCGAAACAAGCTCATAATGGACACGGTGAGAAAGTGTCTGGGCGAAGGTCGAAAGATCTTGATTTTGAGCGATCGCCGTTCGCACTGTTTCGAGTTTGAGGCTGAACTTGGTGACTTGGCAGGGATATATCTAGGTGGGATGAAGCAGGAACTCTTGAATGATAGCGCCAAAAAGAGGGTCATTATAGGCACGTTCGCACTGGCCCAGGAAGGTCTCGATATTCCTGAACTGGACACGATATTCTTGACCACTCCTCACTCTGATGTTAAACAGGCCGTAGGAAGAATCTTGCGGGAGACCAAGGGAAAGACAAATAATCCGGTAATCTATGATTTAGTGGATCATTGGTCTGTTCTCGTAAACATGTTTAATAAACGCTGCACTATGTATAGAGAGGCTGGTTTCATAGGTGTTTCACAAGACGCTCCACCTGAGAAAAAGTGTCTCTTTCGCCTTTGAGGCCAAAGGCCTCTGAGTTTGGGCTGTCTAAAAACAGCCTTTCAGGCTGTTTTTCTCTTCACTTTTCCATCCCGTCCATGATACCCATGAAAAATACACCTACTACAAAAAACATTACCAAGTAATTACACTCAGTATCTACCGGGGCTACATTTACTCCCGGTACGTGCTCGTAGTTATATTGAGGTTGTACGACCGGGGGTTCCGGTTCCAACTCCGCGTAGTTGATCATTACTTATATTGATGAAAATTCTTTACAGCTCTATTGTATTGCCGCCCTTCTTTTTCTTGGACCCCTTTTTCTTGTCATCGCTGAGCTGGATTTCCTTGGTGTCTTCCTGACCACCGACATCGGATACAATGTCTGACAAATTGTCACCATCCTCAACGACTGGCTTGGTGCGTGTGTTTGATGGCGGTGGAGGTGCCATGAAACCACCCATCAGCGATGAAAGGTCCATACCAGGGCCCTTCATCTCTCGCCGACCTGTAAGTGGATCAACGGGTGTTGGTGGCCGAGGACCACCTGCTTCAGCCTGTGACTTGGCTACAACCTCCATGATATTCTTCATAATCTCTGGATTCTGCTGAATATTTGGCATCTTTGACTTGAACATACTGTTTGTAAGGTGGAACATCATAGCAGAGCCACCAACCATCATAATCAGCTTCACCTCTGGAGCCATAGACATCTTATTCTTGTATTTGTTGTGGAGCTCCTCGAATACATTATCGTACTCGTCGATGTTTCGCATCATATCATCGGACCAACCCTCGAGTTGAACATCAAATGGGTCGTAGCGTTGATTAAGAAACTCCAGGCCCGTCACACAAGCCATAAGAATACGTCTCTGAAACTTGATCGACTGATCAGCCTCAATCTGATAAGTGATTCGCTTGTATTCTGTGCGAATCTCTTCGATATTGCTGTACATGTTGATACGTCCAGACACATTGAAGCCTTTCTTCTGCAGACGGGCCAGCTTGTTAAGGAGATCCGCCTTTTCGTCCTCTATCGTCTTGTAGCCCTCAGAAGGAATCTGAGCGGGACTTGGCCCGTACTCTCCATCAGGTCCATCATCCTCTGGTCCCTCGCCTTGTCCGTCCCATATCTCGGGCTGTTCTGTGGGCATACTACTCTTGTTAGGATTGAACAGAGCCTCCATCTCCTGTTCAGGAGGGGGCATCATCATTGCAGTTGGCTCCGGACGACGAAAAACTGGACGCTTGTGAACCTGAACAGTCTTTCGCTCGGTTGGTCTTATGGTAATTTCATCAAGCAGCGCCTTCTCGTCCATGTTAAGTTCCATTCCACTTTTCCCCTCATCCAGTACAATGTCCATCTGGATGTATATAAGAAAGGAAGTCTAAACCTTTAACGCACAAAAATAATATAGGTTAGTTTTAAAATGGCATTCGAGTTTGATCGTCGCAAGATGACTGCTATAGCTGTAGCTATCATCCTTCTATTGGCACTTCGTTGGATGATGAAGGGTCGTGTGGGCCGGTACAGCCTGCAGCCAGTCCCTCTGATGGCAACCTACACTAATACTCAGGATATTAATGCCCTGCCCAATGAGCTGTCTTGTGTCGTTGGACCAGGGGAGTCTTCAGGCTATTACTCCCGGGGCCTTACCCCAGGTGGTCTGTGTGGAGACCAGAAGATGATTCGCGAGCAGATGCGTGGGTACCGTATTCTGGGTGGCGTTGGCGGTGGTCTGCTGGAGAAATAAACTTTAGATAGTAATAATGGCATGCGGATGCAGCAAGCCCCTTGAAAAATTTACAATTCACACAGATTCCCTTGGACAGTCTGCAAACTCCTTCCAGGTGTTTGTAAACATTCCACTTAAAACGGTTGTCAAGGCTGAAATTCTTTCAGTCAATCTGGGGTCCAACACAACGACCGCGACATCGAATATAGCTTATGTTATAATTGATGAATTGACATCCCGTTACAATGACAAGACGCTTCCTAACGTGTACATTTCTCTCAATAACGAGTCGGACCCATACAAGAATCTTACAACTGTTGACCAACGGTTTATTGGTCTGACCAGTAATTCAGTCACGAGCAATACAGCTATCTATGGTGCAACACTCCAGTGGGGAGACATGGCCAATGCAGTCATCAGCGGTTCAAATGTATCTATGACGGGTTGGTCTAATATTCAGACTACGAATGGTCTGGTTGTGGCATCAAACGGTGGAAACCTCGTAATCAACGGAGATAATACAGTCAATCTGCAGACAGCTAACAACCAGATCCAGACAGTCACAAGCAACATCTACAACGTGCCTCAAACAGGCTACGCTTCAAATGTCCAGTCTGGTATTGTTACAACCACACACCCCTTGACAACTTCTAACATTTCCAACATGCAGCGAGCAATTTTGAAGTTGGACCTCGACCAGACTTACGGCCGCACAGTCTTTTACGTAAACAACACAAACCCAACGGACACCGAATACGTGTATCCTATCCAGCAACTTGAAAAATTGACCATCACCATCTATGATCAACGCGGTGTGCCTATAACAACTTCAGGGCCTACATACATGACTCTTCGTTTCCACTGCGCAAGAGATAATATATATAGATATTAGATGGAAAGCGAAAACATCACAAATGAGTTTTTAGCCTTTCGCGAGTCCCAATGGACTTCGAACGGTGCTAACATTTATCTGCAGACGGGCTCAGTTGGTATAGGAACCCTGGCCCCGCGTGCAAATCTCGATGTTTATGGCTCCATAAACGCCCTTTCGGCAAACTTTGGAACCATTTACACAGCCGGAACAACCTTTGCAAGTCTGAACGTTTCGGGAATTTCCAATCTCCTAGGGAATGTCACTGTCGGTAACTTGATTGTTACCGGAAACCTGGTAAATGTCGTGTCTAACACCCAGTTTTCGAATTCAGTCTGGATAAACAACGCCGGAACTTCTACCGCTCTCAAAGTTCACCAGATTGAGAATGTCCCGGTCCACACAAATAACGTCGCCGAATTCTGGGACTACCAAACCCTGGCCATGGTCATCAACGGCGACGGAAATGTCGGAATCCATACGACCCTCGTTAACCCTTACTCATTTGCGGTCGTCGGTGCATCGAACCTGGACTACATAAACACTATAAACCTGTATAGCTCAAATGCGGTTGTTACATCTAATCTGTTTGGTAATATTGTCGGCAGTAATACCATATCGGGGTCGAGTTTAACACTCGGGACTGCTCTCTCGATAGCCAACGGTGGAACCGGTCGGACGACCAAATCGACTGCATTTGATTCCTTGTCACCGATGTCTGCAGCAGGTGATTTAATTTATGGCGGCGCATCCGGAACCGGAACTCGTTTGGCGACCGGATCAGTAAGTCAAGTTTTACATGGCGGAACAACTCCATCCTGGTCAGCAGTATCACTCACGACTGATGTATCCGGAACTTTACCTGTCGCGAACGGCGGAACTGGCCTCACGTCAACCTCGGCCAACTTTGTATTTGCCGGGCCAGCGACCGGTGCAGCGGCGGCACCGACATGGCGAGCGCTCGTCTCGGCAGACATTCCAAATAACGCCGCTAGCACGAGTAGTTCGGCCGGCTCCTTAAGTACGACATTCACGAGCGGGTATGTCCTCTACGGCCAGGGGACTGGTGTACCCGCCTTTTCATCCGGACACTATTGGGACCAGAGTAATACAAGATTAGGCTTGAACACTACATCTCCAGGATATACACTCGATGTCAACGGTTCTGGCCGTTTTGCAGCCGATACACTAACTATACCAGCAGTAAGTTGTACAACAAGTCTTAATGTAAATGGTCAGATTAAAGTAAATTCAATTGCTGCATGTGCTTGGACAGAGCTCACTACACCTGTATATACAGAATTTTCATGGACAGGAACTCAGAATTTTGCAGTGAGCCTCAATGCAGCAGTACCAACAACTGCACGTGCCGTATTGGCTGATATTTTCGTTACTGCAAGTATAAGTGATCATCAAAATATTTGTTTGAGTAGAACAGCGGCAGAAACTGCGCAAAATTGGGTAAATACACGGGGAACTCAGCCTTCGACACAATTTGGCGCTAATCCACCTTCGGCCAATCACACACTTCGACTCACATACTATGGCGAGGGTGACGGGTTCACGTCAAATTATGGTATATGGTATTCGTCCCAGTACGTTCCATGTTCTTCTCGTCAAACTTACTTTGCAAATCCCGGAAATTCTGGAAGTAACGGCTGGGTATACATAGTTATTCGCGGGTATACTCTTTGAGCGCATCCTCATAAGTCATCTCCGGTTTGTTGTGTTTTCTATTGACTGCATTGTGCAGTTCCCAAGACCACCTGAAAAGGACCATTGACTCTTTTCGATCAATAGTATCA